TACGCTATGACAACGTTTTTGAAAATGTCGTTTTCATTGAATTTGTACATTTCATTTCTTTAGTAATCTAGGCGTACTCTCAAAGTAAACTCTGTTGAAGGAGTTTTCTTGATTGGCTCTGACATTTTTGCCACAGCCAACAATTCATTGTCCGCAGAATATAGACCAACTGTTGTTGCATAAGTTACTGGTTCATCTGTTGTAGAATTCTTAACAACGATTTTGCTGCTGCTTAAATAAGTTGGATTTGCACTGTAGTTAAAATCTCCTGCATTTGCGCGGCAGAAATAGATTGTGGAATTTAACTCTGTTGTATTATTGAATGAAACGTTATACAATCTACGTCTAAACGCATCCGCAATTGAATTTATATTTGAGCCAGTCAATAGAGCGTTTGTAGTTCTATTTGAAGAATCCAAAGTTGAACCGCTCAAGAATAGCTGGTTTGTGGCTCCAGATACCGAAGTGGCAACGCTAGAGGTAGCTAAGGATAAAACAGCAACGCCAGCTTGATAATAAATCAAACCAATTGGATATGCATTAGATACGGCTGTAAAAGCGCCTGCTGGAATTGTTCCAGTGCTTGTTACATATAGAATACCATATTCGCCCGCTGGTGAATTTACCCTATATTCATTTTGAGCGTTAGTGTCTTGAATAGTTACCAACCCTGCTGGTGAAGCAAAAGTACCGCTGGCGAAATATTGGAGGCTAAAAGAACCTTTCTTTATTTCATCTTTAACCAACAATCTTGAAAAATTGACAAATAAGCAGTTTCTTAATTTCGCGCCACCACCGAGTTGACCATCTTCATCAAATAATCTTACTCTTTGCTGAGTATCAAAGCCAGCAAGAACCTGCGCCATTTGATTATAAACTTGAAGTTTCTTGGCGTTATCTGTTGAGGATGAACCACTCAAACCAGAACCAGATGCATAACCAAATGTCAAATCAAATATGTGATTTGCTGAAGAACTTGCGTATGGATAGTCATAAACAGATTGAAACATATTATGAGAATAAGTTTTAATATTATTGTCTGAATATGTTCCAGAAACTATCGTTCCAGTAATTGGAATAGCTTCATTCAATAATGTTCTTGTTTGAGTAACGTCGCTACTTAATAATGTTTTAAAGCTACTAGCCATTTTTCATTCCTTATGGTGTTGATTTATATTTCAAAAATCTGATTGGAAGATCAAGTGAATTACCAGTTTGCGCCCCAGTAACTCTCACAATTGTATCAATATAATAGAAGGTGCCGTTTCCGCCGCCTTTTAGCGGATAAGAATCGGTTCCACCCAATAATTCAAATAAATAAGTGCTTTGTTGCAAGTCCACTGAAGCTCCGATCAAAAACTTCAAAGCCGTTCCTCTTGGACCAGCGATTACATTTTTTGAATTATCTACGGTAAAATCATTAATTTGTTTAACAAATGCAGTATCGTTTGCTAATGAAAAATAATAACTAGCTATATTATCATCATCAATAAAGGATATAGCGGCTTTTGATATTTGATCTTCTGGATTCACAATGTTGCCCAATCTATTATCTATTTCAATAATATATTGAGTTTCAGTTAGAGTGGTGTCTAATTTTTGTAATGGGGGAATTGCTGTTGTATCTTGCCCTTGATCTATTCTAATTTGAGCACCATCGGTTTCAGTAGCCGAGCCAAACAGAACAGTTGTATTGCCAGCCGAAGTTTTGAATGGCGTTAGATTTTCATTAACTGAATTTGGATTAGACACGCCAGTTCCAAGATTGGGTGGATCTACTGAAACATAAATTACCCCACCATCGTCAAAGCCATTTGCGGCTGTGCTTAATGCAATTTTGCTTGGTCCAGATTGACCATCAAGGTTATTAGCACCAGCCGTATCATTCAATTTCATTGTTGGCAAATATAAAAGATTGGTTTGTGGAATAGAAATCAATCTGCTTTTAAGTATTGAAGTGTTATTCGTAAACGCCTCTAAAACTGGCGTCTGTAACAAACTTAAATCATAATAGGCAGAACCGCTGGCATTATTTTTATCATAAAGAGTATAATCAATTTCGTCGTCACCTAAAGCAAACTTGGCTATTTTAAATGTGCCATCCGCCCTAGCCAATCTCTTTCTACCAGCATCTGTTAATACAGCATCCAGTATAATATCTCCACTGTTATCTAAAAAAGCCATATCAATACTCCTGTTACTTCATTATAAATAGTAGCCAATTTTATTTTTTGTTTTGTTGATTCTTTGGATCTAAGAGAAAAGATTTATCTACAGATTTACTAAACGATAAATTAATATCTACTTTCTTTTTTGATCTCTTTGATGTTAATCTAATCTTAAATTTTTTCTCAAATATAGATGGATTTAATAAGCCAAATTCTCCACCGCTTATATTATTTGCGCTTTGAATTTGTTCTCTTTGTAAAATGTGATCTTGATTCACATTTATCATAAATCTATCTTTTATGCTCTTTACTTTTGTTCTTATATTTTTTTCTTTAATTTCTACTATTTTTATAATTGGATAAATAGCGCCTGAATTTTCAACTATCTCTACTTCATAAATAGCAGAGGGATTAGAATACATATAGTGATTATCTATCGCTCTAAACATATAATAATATTTAGTGTTAGGCTCTATCATGTCTTCAAAGCCATTTTGAGCATCGGCAGTTAAAACAAATAATTTAGAACCTTCAAAATCAGTATATTTTTCTGGTTTTTTGTCTAATTTATATACAATAAATCCAAGAGATGGCTCATCGCCCTTGAATGTAATTTTGCCATCATTATTCTTATACTTCTCATTTTCTAAAAGTTTTTGAATATTTTCTTTATCATTTTCAACAACTTCTATTGGATAATCTCTGTATGTGAAATATGAATCACTAAGGAAAAATTTAATCTTGTTCTTTACATTTTTAAATGGAATAGGCAAAGCATCTGGAGGTGGTGGCGGATACGAAACAGACCGAACAGTGGTTTTATCAATATAAGGAATGCCGGCTAAAATAATGTCTGTGTAATTTAACACTCCAAATTCTAGCTTGCCAAAGATACCCTTAGAACTTTTAATTGCTGAAAATCTTGGATAATATGGGGGTACAGTATCAGTGGAAGAAGGAAATTCTTTTAAACCAAAATTTGGTTCAACATTTAAATCTGGTTCTTTTTTATAGAAAGAATATCCTCCATTTAAAAATTTATCTGATGCTGGGGATTGTACAGAATTGAAGAACTTAGATTTTAAATAACTTTCAAACTTTTTAGATAATTTTATTACATTTTGCACATTTCCAACATTTTCGGGCGTTATTGATGCAAAATGGGTTTGAAATATATTTTCTGCCTCTTTTCTAACAAATCCTTTTAAAATACCAACAGTTTGAAAAAATTCTAATATTTCATATATAAAAGAAATTTCTGTTTGTTGTGTTGTTTTTATTTGAGCAAGCTTTGGTAATTTTTTTGTTGGCGCGATTGATATATTTACACCAGATATAATTTCTTTTTGAGATTCACCATCGTATTTATCATAAGCAAACGTAAATGTTTTTGTATCAGCAGTTGAATATGCTAATAGATCTGCAAATCTAGTTGCAAACTTATTATTAAGTTCATTTATTATTTTATTTGCCTCTAAAACTTGACCATCAGATAGTTTGCCAGTTGGCGATAAAACTTTTTGATATTTGTTGTTTAAAAGGGTATTATTATTATAAGTTTCATAAAGTAAATTAGAAAAATTTATAGCATTTGGTTCTGATTTTTGTGTAAAAGTATTTGTACCGTCTTTAAAAGTTTTTTGTTTTACTAAGCTTGGGAAAGATGGATCAAAACCATTAAAATAGTTTGAATTTGATTCAATAAAATCACTCATAGTTTGACCAGCGACATATGGTAAAACAGAACAAAAGGCATCTAAAATTCTAAACCATTTAAAATAATTGGTGTCCCCCTTTTGTATTGTTGGACCATTTTCTTCTAATATTAAGACGCCAGCATCATTTTTGGTAGCTGAAAGTGATGGACCCATCATTGGAACTGGATTATTTTTTAAACTATTATAAAAGTTTATTGTTGGAATTGGCTGTATTCTATCGAAATATTTATATTTATTTCCTATTATTAGTGTCCATGCAACAACATCATAAACATATTCTTTGTCATAAGCGATTTGCGTATCGAAATATTTATATATATCTAAATTTTCCGTATTAGATATGACAATACTTTGAAGCGGAGTTGTAAGGCTGTTTGGATCAAATTTTCTTATTTCAAAAAATAAAACTTCGTTATACGCCGATGCTCCCGCCAACATATCTAAATAACTTCTTTTGTTATTTTTGATGATCTCATCAATTTTTTTCTGTAATAAGAACTTCTTTATTTTTTCCAAGAAAGCAGATTGTTGTTCTTTTTGACTATTAGAAAAAATTATTGTTTCTTCATCATTAATAAAACCTTCAGGAATTTTCAAATTGGCTACATTTTTTACCCATTCATTCAAATTAATAAATGGGATTGCCTGTTCCTCTGAAACAAGCGGAAATGGCAAATTAGATTCCGTTTTATCGCCAATGAATAGTCGTGTTGCAAAAGCTTTTTTTGTGCCAGATAAAGTTTCAAACTTTATCTGACCGCCACTTGGAAGAGTATAATTATTTAATAATACAACTTTTTCTAAAGAAAGCGTGGCATTTGTTTTTTGTAATGCAGTATTAATAGCTAATTTTGGCTGCGTTGGTATTTGTATTTCTATTCCATATGGTTGCAAAGATTTCTTATTTTCTAATTCATTTATCAATTTAACTGCGTCTGGTAATATTATTATTGATTTCTTTAGAATATTACTAGGACCATCATAGAAAGATACTGCTTTTAATAGTTCAACATCTCCAACATTTGTTGGATCTAATATTTTTTGCAAAAAAGAAGTATATTTTTTTAATAATGGAAGCAGATTTTGTATTAAAAATTTTTGTTTTTCTGGCTGAATGCCAAGGAGTTTATCAAAATCAAAATTTGCCGAAACATAATAATAAAGAGCATAAAAATTATATAAAGATTGCGATGAGTTATTATTTGCTATTTGTTCAAAATCTTTATCAAAATAATTATAAATTGGCTCAATAGACGCGATGGTATTCGCAGTGGGACTCTTATTTATTGTCTCAAGATCTATATTATCTGTTCGTGGAAGAATAGGAAGTTGTATCCCCATATTATAATCATAATAATATTGAAAACCATATTCTTTGATTAATTTATCTGGATCATTGGGATCCACTTCATTAACATATTTTGAAAGCTTATAATAATAGCTATCTGCTAAAACTTTGTTGATATCTGTTGCCAATTTATCTATTGTATTTTGATTAATTGGTGGTACAGCTTTATTATATGCATCCATTTTGAAAAGACATTTAATCATTTCTATTGGATCCGATTCTTTGGTGCTTATAGAAAGTTCTTTTGTATTTTCTATTAATGATTTTTTTTCATTTGAGACAGATGCATCATTAGAAAACCACAAATATTTTTTATCTTTTGTTGTAAAATAATAGTTTCCGAGCAAGTTTCTTACCACGTTGTCAGAAGAATAAGAATCTTGTTCTGGGTTTAGAAAATCTATGTCTGAAATTACTATTTGTTTTTTCATTTGTAAATCTCAATATAAATATATATAAATAAAATTATAAATTTCTAAATTTATTTATATTATTAGTGATATCTTTTGCTTTTACATCCAATCTTTGTTCTTTTTGAGATCTTATATCAATCACTCTTTGTTGTTCAGTAATTCTGGTTTCGGAAATATTATTTATATTAGTTGAAAATCCTTGATTTGAAAAAACTTCAATTGCATCTTTTATTGAAGTTGGAACTAAGGATGCTGCAACAAATTCCAATTTAGATGCAGGCGGCACTTTAACTGCGGCTGCTTGAAGATCATCGACAAAAGAATTTGGACCAACTTTATTCGGAGTTTGCAAAGGATTATTTGATGGTGGCAAACTTATTTCTGCGGCAGTTTGAATTTGTTTTTCAACGCTAACTAATAAATCTATAGAATTATCTGGTATAATGTAGAAATATTTATCAAAAATTGGCATTTCCAATTTCTTTATATTTGGAAAGTATTGCTCAAATGATTTTAATTTATATTTTTGAATACGACAAAGAATTTTAGAAGATGAAGAATTTAATTTATCTATTGTTAATGTCTTCCAAATAGGAGATTTTACATCATCTTTGTCAAAACTATCAAAATATTGTATTTCAAAAAGATTTTTAAAGTTTATCCAAAACTTAAAAAAGTTTTCTGGATATTTAGAAGAATCTTTAACTGAATTAAAATCATCATAAGCTTTTGTAACCCCCGATAAATTACCTCTTGATACAATTAAGTGTTTTATTGGTATTGGTAAACTTCTTATATAATCTTGAACAGTTGCATTAAAATCTAAACCAGTTCCTAAAAGAGCAGAAACTGCGGCTTCACCCGCAACTTTATCTAAAAAGAAATCTGGATTTTTATCTCCTTTCTCATCTAGCAAACAAAATATTTTAAAATTCTTAAGATTGTCTAATTCGTCTTTGCTTCTTGCTAATTCATTTAACAATAACTCAAATAATAAAGAGGATGGATTTTCATTTTTATTTGATGTTGATGACTTGGCTGAATAATTAATGTTTGAAATTTTTTCTTCTATCTTACTTACAGCGGCAGCAGGATCTGAATAGCCAAAAACATTATATACGCCATCATTTTTATTTTTATTATAAGAAGAAACTGGCTCTTCGGTTGCAATAGAAACGTCTGAAAATTCATAATATCCAAACAAATCTAATAGTTGAGCCTTAATAATTAAATCATCTTTACTTAAAGAAGAATTTGTTGGAACTTCTTGTGAAGTAAAATTTGTCTGTTGAATAGTATTATAATTTACTACATCCAAGAACATATTTTGATATAATTGTTGATTTTTAAATTGTTGAGACAGCGACGACAAATCATAATTATTTCCTATTAAACCTATAGAAAAAACTGGAAGGTATGAATATTTAGAATTGTCGTCATTGAACTCGTCAACAAAATCATAAACATCTAATGTATCTTCGCCATATATTTCTTTTATATTCAAAGACGTATAATCATTAAAATGTTTTTGCGAAACAAAATCTGTTATATTTTTATATTGATCTAACTCTATAGAATTAAAACCATCGGCGTTGGCAGTAAAATTTCTAATTATTTTATATCCAACGCCGTTCATAACAGCAGCATTAAAATAATTATCATACATACTATCAATTTTATATTCTATTTGTCTTCCTAAATTATCTGCCGAAGAAGGCTCTAGCACGTATTCAAAGGACAATAAGTTGTTTTTGCCAGATGGGCTTGCCTTTTTTTGTTCGTTTGTTAAGCCAAGCAATAACTGCAATTTTTCTACAAAATCACTAACTATTTTTATTATTAATGAAATAGTGTCTGGTGATGATGTTGGCGGAAATAATAACTTGTTCATATTAGATATTAATTCCAATTCTTCAGCAGGGGTTTTGGTATTATAATAATTAAAAGCTTTGGCGGCAGTTAAGAAATATAATAAAGCGAATTGAGCCTCTAAAGCAACATTTGAATTTTCGGTTATGAAAGATGGTATAAACTTTCCAAGAAGATTATCAAAATATGGAGTGTATTTTGCTTTAGAATAAGACATATCCCCAGAGATTTCTGGTGAATTATAAGTTCCATTTACTATATCTTTTTTATTTGAAATTGCTGCATTATAGTATTTTTGAAGTTTAAAAATAACTCCATCTTCTTTAGTTAAGGAATTTAAAATATTTTCCAAAACTTTTCTTGTTGGGTCTTCAACTTCCATGGAAATTTTATATTTATATAATCCATATCCAATATCACTCATTTTTGAATCATAAACAGAATATGATTTAATATTTACTGGATTAATTCCCTCTACATTATTTTCTGCAATATATGAACCGTCATAAATACTAAGATCCGGAGTAGATAAAATATCTTTAGTTTGTTGTGAAGTTGAATTTGAAGCAACTAAAATAGGAGAGTTTTCACTGTCGAAATTTATTTCTTTTATATCTTTTCTAATTCTATAAACAGAAATATTCTTTACTCTAACTTGTTCTGCTAATATATTTGGATTATAGATCGGATCTAAAACTTTTGGATAAAAAGAATTATCCAATATAAATTTTTTCTTATTAAAGAAGAAGCTAAATCTACAGTTGCCTTCCTCATCAAGAGAAAATAAAGGCTCGCTAAAATATTTTGAATAAACATTTTTATTGTTTTTATTAACAAGATTCTTAATTTGTAAATCTGTTTTAACAAAATTATTTATAATTCCAGCTTCATCAATAAGGGACTTATCTTCAAAAAACCTTCTTGATCTCATATCACAAACTATATTTTGTACGTCTGTGACTAATTGTAAATCTTGTGATTCAACAGTTTCCACCGCTCCAGTTCTATATTGTATAGAACCGTCTGCTTCTGTATTGACATGATATTGCCCATAATAAAATTGCCCATCTGGCAATATAAAGTATTGAAATTGAGAAACAACAGATTTGTCCCTTATGACAACCATTGGCGTCAAACTTTTTGAAAGAGCTTCTTCTTCTAAAATATCTGTTATGCCAAAAGAGCTTGCAAAATCTTTTAAATTAAACGTCATAAAAGCAATTATTGATATAAAAGGATCATTTTCATCATCAAATAAAAATCTAAGTTCGGCTTTAATTGGGACTGTTATTTCTTTTGTACCGTCATCATTATCAACTTTATAATTTTCTGTATAAAAAGCACCCTTGTTTTGTTCAAGCTCTTCTTTTGTTGGCAAAGAATAAGATTCTTTTAAAATTAAATTCTTATTTTCTTCAGCTATTTTTAATATATCTGCATAACTGTAATCTTCTGCTGATGAAAAATTTAAAATTGTATTATATAAAGTTTCTGATTTTATAATAAAAACTCTCAATTTCATAAATTTTTGCAAATCTTGTTCTTCAAACCACTGAGATATACCGTCTTTGTCCACAATATCTTTTAAAGACATTGTTGCTCTCAAAGAAGATAATTTTTGATTTTGGAGAGTATTAGCTGGCTCAAGAATAACTTGTTCTATAAATACAGTTGGCAATAATTGTTCAATATCATTTATGTAATCAGCATTATTAGCCATTAGCAAGGCTCCTGTGAATCATCGGCGTTCTCATCAACATAATAATCAAACTCGCCTGCGGATTGTTGCTCAAGAAAATCATCTATTTCTTTGTCGCCAAGAACTGAGAAAAACCATTCAACATCATATTTTTCTTTAATAAGTTGTTCATTAATTTCTTCTTGTTGTTGATCAATTATAATTTCAGCATCTGCTTCTGATTGTGTTAACTGTTGTGATAGATCAGCCGCATCTTTTGTAAAGAAATAAAGATTTTGTAGGTCTTCTTTTTGCCCATCAACTTTTTCTACTTCAAAAATTTCAATATCAAAATTTTCTTTATCAAATACAGAGTTTAATTCTTTTACATTAGCGAATATGGCATTCGTTTGATAAATAACATAATATGTATTATCACTAAAAATTTCAGATTTATAGACAACTTTTTTGTCTTTAGTAGAAGGTATGAACTCATATTCATCAGTATCATTTCTCATTTCATATAAGAAAGATGATGTACAATAAATTTGAGGAATATATTCATAATAATCTTCTTCTGCACTGTACGTTTTGCTATATGAGCCAGTATTTATAAATCCAGTTTCTAATTTAATATCCCATGCTGGAGTATATTGATTTGAAAAATCTCCCAGCCCGAGTGCATATTTTAAAGGATTGTGATTTTTATTGTAAAGAAGTTTTTTAGTTGTCTTTTTCTTGCTTGTATTGTTAATTTTATCTAAATCTTGCTTTAATTTATTAAATTCTGTTTCCAAGCCATAAACTATATTTTGAGTTTTTATTCTTGGAGTTTCTTTTATTCTTGGTGTGGATTCATTTTGCAATTCAGAAAAGCCACTTCCCAAAGTTTCATATAATACATCATCATCATAAAATTCATAATAATAGGGCTTGAATTCGCCTTGAGATAACAAACGCTTGCCATCTTGCGTAAGCTGAATTTCTAATACTTCTTCTTTTCTATCAAAAAATTCCATTATTCTTTCTTCTTATATGTTACTTCAGCATCTATCTTGGCTAATTCAACCAAGGAGAAAAAGTCATATGGCCAATTATAACTATATGGCAAGATGGATTTTTGCGCTGAAACTTTTTCATTGCCGATCTGGAATTCAAAATCAAAGCGCGTATCTTGGCTTGCACCTATGACAGAGTTATAATAACTATTTTCAGCTTTTTTCTTTACTTTGAACACAATCCATCTTGTTTGATCATCAAAATTCCTATCAAATATTTCACCGGGTCCAAATGAGTGTTCAATAGATTGTTCATCTAATTCCATCTTTGTCGCAATTTCTGGCATTACACCTTGCCAAATTTTACCCAAATCTGATTTGGTTAAAGTGTGTGTAAATTCAAAAATATACATACCGAATGGTCTAACTGATTTATTATTTACAAAATCTAGATGTGGTGGGAATACATATTTTTGCATCGTTTCATACATGTCAATCAAAGTTCTTGATGGCTTTGGATTAAAAGGTTTTGCGGCATTTACTAAATCTGGGTTTTGTAATAGTTTAAATGTATCCGCCGAAATTTGATATCTATTGCCGTTTCTATCAATTGGAATAGCAACTATGGCTTCAGATATTTCTTTTGTTTCTGCCACCTGACCAAGTTTTTTACTTGATTTATTTTTATCAAATTTTAGCACATCAATTAATGAACCAGTGGTCGAATTGTTAACACCACGAATTTGTGGAAATGGATCACTTATTTCCAAGAATATACCTTCATCGTCATTTCCTTGATCGCCCTTATAATTTATCCACATTCCAGTAGAATAACCGCTTGTAACCTTATCTCTATAATTATAAATTGGAGTTTCAAACTTTGGAGATATTACCCAAGTATCATACCCAGAATCCGATGTTTGATCAAAAATCTCTAAAGGTGTTAAATCTGGTCTATAGACAACTTGTTTTAGTGTAGCTGCTCCGAGTAGATTAATTGAAGCATCAATTCTCATAACAGATGACAAAGCTGCACTGCCAGTAACTACTGGAAGTTGTCTTACGTCCCCAAAGGAATTTGAATAGCTTGATGTAAGCCCAGCAAATATCTCGCTCAATTTATATTTTCTGGTTTCAGAAGGCTTAAAGCTTAATCTAACAGAAGAATTGCCATAAAAGTATGGAGGTGTGGCTGAAGCATAAGAGGGATCTTCAAAAGTTCCACCAGTTCCGGGATCATACATTGGACCATATGGAGCGCCAGCTAGTTTTCCGCCGCCAGAAGTTGGTCCTTCGTGCATTATAAAATTATTACTTTTATATAAAGTAATATCCATATAATATGTTTTATTTTCATCTAAAACGTCAAATTCAGATTCTTTTGAAGAGGCAATTGTTTGTGTACTTTCACCACTCAAAAAGAATTTAATTGATTCGCCAAAGAAGTTATTTGAAGCTAATTCATATAACGAATTATTTTTATTTCCATTCCAAGATGCGCTAACAAATAAGCCGCCATTACCAGCATAGCCTATTGGCTGATTGGAAACCAAATTAGATTTATTTAGGGAAATACAAGATTCAAATTTCACTCTATAATCAGGAGCCTTAAGAACACCTTCGGTAAAGGTTATTGAACTTGATAAAACTGTTCCAGTGTGTGCTGGAAAATCCACGGCAATGCCGGATTTAATTGTGTTAAATATAATTCCCGGTGAAAAGAATAATGAGAAAAATGGTGCGTAATTAGAAGACCCACTATATGATGCGCTGCTATAAACGCCACTCTGCCAACCGCCAATGGTTGTTCCAGAGAAAGAGCTTGAAAATAATTGTGCAAGCTGCAACAGTCGGTTAGAAGGATAAAAGCCATTATATGGCAAAAGCTTCTTTACGGCTGACAATTTTATTTTGATTTTCTTATCAGAATTTGAAAGCTCTGTTTCGCTCAGATCGGATTCAAAAGTCGCATAATTGTTTATAAAGTCAGTGTGTGAATATACTTTGTAAAAATCTTGTTGATTGCTTGCAGAAATTGAAGCGCCATCAAGTTTTAAAAAGTTTTCTAGTATTTTTGAATTAAAATTTAAATCACCGCCAGCAGTAAAATAAGGAATATGATCGCTAATTCTAAACTCTGGAACAACAGAATAATCTTTACCAATCGTCCTAATGTCGTTTGAATAATCATCATATGAATCATAAAATGGATTAATTCCAGAATCACTAATAACTTTATTTGCGAAAGAAACTGCTGATGGAGTAAAAGCGCTATATAGAGCTGATGCTGTTACTAAATGATTTCCAGAAATATAAGAGGGCAATAAAACATAAGTTGTTTTTTTCAAAAGCTCGCCATATGTTTCAGACACAAAATCATAATCTAAAGAGTAGACCGATGAAGTTAACTGAGATGTTATAGAAAAGAAAGTATTGCCTTGGCTATTCAAGGATCCCAAAGTTCTTCTTCTATCTGTTATATTATCTTTCCAGAATGTTCTGCGAGCTACAACATCTTGAGAATCTTTTTGAGATTGAGTTTCTTCATAGGAGGTTCTTCCTCTCACAATACCACGATATGCATTGACTTTGCGTGGGAATAGCTTCTCTTTATAAGAAAATCCTTCTACAGATTTTATTGGAGAGTAACTATCTTTTGTCTTAATTAATTCCTGCACTTGATCATAGGCTAATTTTGGAAGATCATTAGAATTTATATATTTATCATTTAATTCAATATTATTAAAATATTCTTTAACATTTGAATAAGAAATTTTTAATGGAGTATTTGATGTTTGCAAAACTCCATTTTTATAATTCTCAATGACAAAATTATATTTAACTGGATAATTTTCTGCCATTGGAGTTTCTGTATAATTTGTTATTGTATCGACAGAAACGGATTGAATTGCGCCACCCCTAAATGGTGTGATATTTGTTTTCTTTGGTTCAACTGTAGAGAGAATATTATTTTCTTTAAAAACTCTCGCCAAAGGATGATTGGATGTTCTTATCTGCAACCAACTTGGATAGCCATATCCGGCGTTTCTTTTTGTTATCAAAGCAGAAAATGCGCCGGGGCTTGATAATGAATAATATCCATTCCCACTGTTGATATAAGAAGAAATATTGCCACCATCAATTCCCAAAAGATTAGAAGCAGTATTTATTGGATCTATAACATAGAAATTAGAATCAGTGTAAACAACTGGCTGAAGCAATTGCGAACCGTCTGTTTTTGCCAAGCTGCTTGCACTTGTAAAGGAATAACTATCACAGCTTGATGTAGCTGTCGCAGAATCAAATATCCATTTATATTTCAGATCACATTGAGGAATTGGATGTTGAATCCAGAAGTTGTCGTTATTTGTACTACCCGCAATATTTGAATAACCATTCTTTGGAACTTTGTGGAATGAAGCAGTCGTAGAAGAGCCTGATTGATAGCCCCCCGCTGTGCTTGGAATAGTTAGAAGTGTTTTTAAGGCATTTCTTACATTTAAATTTCTAAATGGCAGAGCGTTATAAACAGAATATTGGGCTGATTTTGCATCAAGAGCGCCCTCGCTCATAACCAATGGATCGCCGGGAGCGCTAAATCTTTCAACAAACACCGTTTCTGTTCTTGTGCGAGTTGGAAGCGTCCAAGCTAAATTGCCCGAAACATATGGATCTGCTCTGCCAGTTGAATCAATACCATTATTGCTTGTAAAAAAGAAATTATTTACATTTCTATCGCTTGTTTGGAAGAAATGATACTTCTTATCATAATTGCCGATTATTGTTGAGCCTGTTGTTTGAGCAATATTTTTAATATTTACAGGTCTTTTGGCAGTACCATCTCTATAAAAATCAGATCTCGCTTGATTTATATTAGATAAAAATGGATTACTTATGGTGGTTGTAGTTCCAGAGCCACTTATTATATAAGCTTCTGCTCTATTAGAACCTGAAGAAAATAATTGTTGATGGCGATGGAAGTTGCCACCAACATATTTTTCTGTAAATGGTCCCTGCAATGGGATTTCATAGTGCGGACCATAAACATCTAATTTGTTTGTTGAAATGTTTTGAATAGAACCACTGATTGCGTTTTTATTTGCAACATAATATGAGAATGGCAAAGCAAATCTTGACTTATAACCATCAACAGATACTACTGATTGAATATCAAACTTTGTTGAAAGATCTGCATAATCTGTTGTATTTGGAGCAAGAACATTGTTAGAAACTTCTACAGAAATACTTTGCTTATTTGGCTTATAATAGTCAAATTTCTTATTTTTAAGATTTGTGCCACCCATAAAATATTTGCTTTCGTCGGCAGCAAATCTTTGAGCAGTTGTAAAACTTCTATTGAGCGTTTGGTACGAAGCTGATAAAATTAAAGTTTTGTCGTTATTTACACCAGCATTTGAAGAAGATAAAACAGGACCATTCCTTTCCGCTCTCTTATTCCACCACAAACTACTTGTTATTTCTTGTAATGGAATTGGTGCGTGACCATATTTCCAATTATATAAATGCTTGTTTATAGTATTTAAACCAGCTTCCAAATCTACTGGTTTAAATTCCATTGTTGGAAATTTCCATTTATATTTGCTTCTTTCCAATACATGACTTTCGATCATTGTATTTACTTCTTCAGAAACATCAGCAGAAGCAGGGAATAGTGTTTGAATTACTTTATTTAATGAAACATCAAGCCACTTATAATATTCAACATATTTGTCAAGATCTGGGGTATTTCCAATTGATTCAAAGAATAGGCTTCTTAGTTTGCCCATATCTTTATATTCATGGCGATATTGATTTTGTCTTTCTCCAACAAAGTTAGAGAATTGTGAAATAGAAGACATTAGCTTCATCATCTCTTCTGAGATGGTTTGATACATGCTTCTTTCTATTGAAATAAATGTTCTAATTGGTCTGCTTTCTTTTGTAAAAACAAGATCATCTTGAGTTAAAATTTGAACTGTGTCATCTGGCGAAACTTGTTCTGGCAATCTCTTTGTTAAAACAGGCAAATATTCTTTAAAAACTATCTTTGTATCATTTGCAAAATGATCGCCACGACCAGCGTGTTGGGCTTTTATAATGCCGCCTAAGATGCCATATCTTTGTGTTCCTTGGGCAGCAGAGCCAGATGAATTATCAATAACTGTAAATTGACCACCGACGCTTGAAGAATAAACTTGATTAAAAGACCAATTGACAGCTAAAGTATCTATTTTTGGAATGAATACGCCATTTAATTGAGTTTGACCTACATAGGCACTTTTGTATGGAAGCTCATTGCCGTCAACATTTGCCTGAATAGCATTATTGTAGATTGTATCATTATCAAGATAATCAAACCAAACTTTTGTAGATGTAGCTTTTATATCCGAACCAACTAACAAAGCACCTGTTACATTTGTTCTTGTTGAGCCGACATATAATCTACGAGGCTTTGACAATAGCGCCAATCCTCGGTCATAACCGATTGTCGTAGAAGCAGTAATTTCTTGAACTTTATAGTCGCCAATAACGCTTACACCATATAATTCTAAAGTATAATTTGTTGGGCTTGTAACCGCAGCACGATCTGATAAATCATATCCTTGTGGTACAATTCTTACAGCAAAGTTCCATCTTTGATCAGTATATAATTGTTTAATAGTGTTTGTTTGAATTACGAAGTTGTCAGCCGCAGTGGAAGATGAATAAGAGCTTTTAAGAACAAAATAAGCATTTTGTGAAAGCGATTCTGGTCTTACTGCGTATAACTCAAAATTACATAAATTATTTGCTGGAATTGTTGTATCTGTTGGATTGTTTGAATCTGCCGTAACAACACCAAATATAGAAGCCGAAACTGCGCTATATTCTACATGTCTTGGATCATTAATAGGTGGTTTTTGTGGGAATACAACATCTATTTCATACGTATTGGCAATATTTTCTTCTATTTTAGTACTATCAAATGTTCCAGATATAAAACCAACGCTGCTGGCATTTGATGCGTCAGGATAAGAATATACAACGGCATCTGTATTGTATAGTTGATTAAAGTTGATATAATTTTTATTTATAGTGTTGTTCTTATATCTGTTTTGAATCTCATAATCAAAATTATCATTATAGAGATTTAATTTATAAATCTCATCATCAACGCCGAAACAACGAATGAAATTTCTAAAAGCTTTCTCGTTGCCTTTGCTCTTTAAAATATAAGGTAGATTGTTATAAATATTTTGAAAAATTCTATTTTTTATTTGTTCAAAATCTTTTTCAAATAACTGTTTTTCATCTCTTGATAAGTATCTATTAAAAAGTTCAATGTCGGCAAACAAATTAACAACTGGAAAACCAGCATTCTCTAATGCTTGAGCATAAAAATTATGTGGTTTATTTAATTCCTCTGTATAATCTATATGTTTTATTTTTGGTAAAAATTGAATTTGTAAATACAGTTGGTCTAAATAACTTGCCATTATTTGTGTTAGCTTTCGTAACACAAATCCATTTTGTGAATCTTCATCCCAAATAAATGCTGGAAGTTTTCCATATAAACTACCATTGTTTGAATAATCGTGCGTTCTTCCTTGAGCCATTTTGGTTTCTTTGAAAGAAGCAAGAGTTGGGTTATCTAAATAAATTATTGGATCTTTTGGCTCTGAAAACCCTGCGCTGTCTATAGCTGAACCAGTTTCTCTTGAGCTTGAAGAATATCCAACAAAAGTTCCATCGTTCTGTCTGCCAGAATAATCTAAAACTCTTGCATCTATTGAAGAATTTCCAACTATTCCTTCATTAAATTTAAAATGAACGCCAAGATCAATATTGGCATCGTCTGTATTTGTACCGTCGCCAATTTCAGAAGTTAGATAATATCTGCCAATTTGTTTAGCATTTCTTCTGGTGTTCCAGAATCTAAATTCATCAATAGAACCAGACAACTTACCAGTGCCAAGTGGAACATCGCCAGCGGTCAAATATGAAGGACCGCCCATAGCGCCTATTGTGCATAAAGCAGAACCAGTAAAATCAATAATGGTTCCAGCATATGTTTTTGTTTCTTTATATACTCCATCAAGATAAAATTCGGATGTATATCCAGCAGATGAACTATAATATGTAAAAGCGTAATGGTGCCAATTAGAATCAGCGATAGTAGCCAATCCAGTATTGTATTCAAAATCGAATCTTAAATTAATGCCAGCGCCAGTTGAGTACTCTGCTTTAATGGTGTTTGTGCTACCATTTTCCAAATACAAAGTGAAATAATTTCTTGCCGAAGAACCAGTTGCTTTTGAATAAAAAATAACTTCAGCCGTTGTTTGTGCAAATGATGGATATGCATTCTTTTTCATCCAGAATTCTATTGTAGAACCAGTTGAAAAAATAAATCTTGTGTTTTCTCTTCTTTTGGCTGATGGTTCATATACGTTTTCAATCTTATTATCTACAGCGCGATTGAAAAATTTTATATATTCTTTATTTTGTGGCACTCCAACGCCGACATACGAAGAATCTTGAGTTCCCCATCCGCCAGATGCAAAGTTAACAAAACCTGTTGTTTTTGGATATTCATTATCAAAAATATAAAGATCTAATAAAGTTGAACCATTTCTCCATTCTTTTTTCTCTTTTAAAGAACCATCAAATGGATATAAATTAATAACTCTATCAATTGAATCTTCATAATATTGCTCTGCAAGACCAAACTTCGCAAAATTTGATGCAGTAGCGTAATTTACTGGTGGTATAAATCTGGTAAAATCTTTGTTAGATTCTTTAACAAATTCATAAGATTCAACATCTAATGTTCCAGAATCAAAAGAAGTTAAATTCTGAAAATTGACTGTCGTTAAATTATTTTTCTTCTTTTGTTCCGCGTTAAAAATATCTTTTAAGCTCATTGATCAACCCTAAACTTGAAGATTTCATCCAGTTCTTTTAGATAATTATTCTCTTCTTTTACAATAAATTTAAGTGCATACATATAACCAGATTCAAAAAGAGACATATCTAATGTGAAATAGCTTCCAACTTCATCATAAGAAACTTTCGTATGGTTTGTAGAAGCAGTTGCAGCATTTGCGATTACTTCTAAGCCGTCTTGAACTCTATAAACTCTGTAGTACAGATTCTTTATATATTTTTGTTCAACATCGGCAGTCGCTTTAGTATAAATAGTTGGACTCCAGTTTTTGTTTCTTACAGAAAGTCTTAGTTTAGGAGTTTCTGTTGTGTTATAAGAACTTTTTAAATTGGTGACGGATACAATAGTTCTTTCTGTATCCATACTTTCAGAAGCAGCAAAACTCTTTGGAGTTATTGTTCCCGTGTGATATTGATTGCTTCCACTAAACCAAACATCATAAATTGTTGTCGCTGTAGTATTTAACGCGAATGAAGCAGAATATATGCCAGTTGCAACGTAACCGCCAGTTACAGGCGAGTTTGGTGCAGGAGTTAAGGCTGTGCCGCCTAAAGTCGTATAGAGATTTACATATATATTTCCGGTGCCTATACCCTCTATGTTTTTGAGCTGCCCTCTAACATAATTGTATAAATACAATGTATTCAAATTATCTGCACTTGATACGGCAGAACTACTGGCATAAAAATTTGCTCTGTCGTCTTGTCTTGAAGAATCCCAGCGAGCTTCAATATATGGTCTTTTAAAGAAATATTCTGAACTTCTTGCTGAAAACTTTTTAGTATAGTATGAGCGGTCTGTGGCATTTTCTAAACTGGAAGATAACATAACACCAAGACCATAATTGGTCTTGGTTCCGTTTCTCCATTCCGTAACAGTATTGGTAATGTCAACTTCTATGTCCTCAACACCAGTATCAAATGACGCTGTGTATATTGGAGAGGCATGGTAGTCGCCTCCTTGACTTGACCAATTTGTTATGCCTGAACTTGCACTGCTGGCTACAACCCAGTTAGAATATCCAAGATCAGAATACTCGGACATATCTAAGCCCACGCCCTCGTCCCAATCTTTTGAAACAACTTTTATTTCTAACTTAAAATTTGTTGGTAATGTATCATTGTGGGCTACATTAAACATTCTCAAATAAAACGATGCATCCGATGGGATTGTTCCATTCGTAATGTCTGTTTTTATTGTCTCAATTGGAAATTCAACAAGAATTCTCGATTTTTCAACACTGGAAGAATTTGCTTGACCATAAATTGAAAAAACCTCTAACACATCAGAAGCGCCCATATTAGAGCCTGTTCCTCTAGTGGTTAGATTGGCTTTAAAAGCATTCGTGATTGTATTGTCAGCCGAAGCAACATATCTTTTTATAGCCATTATACAACCGATCCTCTAATGTCGAACTGAACGTTTTTTACTTCCAAAATGTAATCTTCTGGAACTTCTACATAACGTTCATCTGCCGAAGTACGTTCTTCTACGTTGAATGGAACTTGAGAATAGCCGAAAGAATTTATTGTTTCTATTTTTACACTCTTTGTATCTAAAACGCCTTCTACTCTATTTAAAACTTTGTATATATCAGCGAAATAAAATGATTCGCCTATCTCATATTTTTTATTAAATACTTCGGTTTTAAGTGTTTCTAAGGCATTCTGTAAAACATCGTGTTTGTTTTTTTGCAATGTAGAAATTATTTCGAATTCAATACCTATGTTTACTATCTTGGCATCAAGAATATCTATCGTATCATTTATCATTTTATAGTTTAAAATCCAATTCTTTAGATTTTGTTTTGTAGTGTTGTTTGTTTGCGTCAAAAACCCATTTTGATCTTCTGAAACTACATACATATTAAGATTTCTTTTAAAGGAATCTTTGTCTTGCGTGATATTAACTCTCTTGATTGCTCCAAATTTTGGAGGCATAGAATAAACTAAAGATATGTAATCTTGTTTTGTAACTGCTCTATTTTGTGAAGCAAAATAAGATAATGCTCTTATTTTTATTTCATCATTTGTAAGTGGCGCTACGCTGCCAATAATAGGTTCTTCATTGTCGGCTTCTATACTGCCAATAACATTAAGCCTTGTAATTTGGTCTAAGTTATCTTCTAGGAATAGAAAGTCGTAAGTAACCACATTTGTAATTGAATTTGAAGCAATATTTACTTCTTCTTTATTATTATATCTGTAAGCCACAGTAAGATTTGTATTGGCAGGGGCTATACCAAACTTATCAGTAGATATTAAATTATATGGATCAAATGTTTGATCTACAACATAATCTTTACCATATTGATCTAAAACAACTTCAGATGGATCGACTACGGCAATTGTTCGCAAATTTGAATCAGAACCATATCCAAATTGTAAAATAGTTTTTCCATTATCATTTGTTTCTACCGTGAATCTTCTTGGAACAGCCACGGGCTTTAAAATATTTTTTGTATCAGAGCTATCAGCGTTTGTGTTGTTTATTGATTGAAAAATAACATTCTGTGTTAGAGAATCAACTTCGTAATATTCATTACCATCTGAATCTTTTACAGATAAAATTTCTACAACATTATCAGAATCTAATTCTAATTTTAGAAATTTTTGAAAATTGCCGACAGTGAATGTCTGGGTTGAAAGCAGACCAGATATGACGCTGCCATATTTTTTAAAAATAAAGCTCTCTGGCGCTCCAGTATTTGCGTTAACTCTTCCGATTGTTATTTCTGGATCTACGCTAAAATCGATATTTTCATTTAATATGTATTGAACACCAGTATCGCTTGAAATAACAGCTCCTTTTTTTAAAATAGGAACATATGATGTGTCAGGCAATTCTCCATCCGATGGCACAGCGATATAAAAAGCTACCATTCCAGAAGCAGAAGGCGAGCCTCTAAATTTATAACCCAAAGCTCTTGCATTATTAATTGAATTTTTTCTTTCGTTAGATGTTATTAAAAAAGATTCATTTGCTTGATAATCTAAATAAAATGACATTATATCGCCAACATAAGATACCATGTCAGTCATTAAAGAACCAAAAGAAGATCTGTTGAAATCTTTATATGTATCTGGATAATATCTTTTAGCATATTCTACTAATTCATTCTTAATAGAATTAAAATCTCTTGCCGTATAGTTGATCGGAGTTATATTTTTGTTAGCCATATTTGTAAATAGTTTTATTCAATAAATGATAATGTCAATTGGTCATTAAAGTTTAACGGCGTAATAAAATAATCTAATACTACGTACATCGTGTTATCTATGTCTGGGGATTCAAATATATTTATATTATTTATATTAATATATGGCAAATAAGTTTGAACTTGATCTGAAATTCTTTCAGAAATCGTTGAAAAAAGATCTGGAGTAGAATTTTGAAATAAATAGTTTCTAAGACCAACGCCAAACTCGGGCAAAAACACTCTTTCACCGGGAGCAGTTAAGCAAAGAATTTTTAGATTTTGTTTAATTTCATCAACATAATTATCTATCGATAAAATTCCATTTTTTTTATCAAGTGTTAATGGCAATTTTGGTCCAATTGAACTATTCATTTTTAATACTCCTTGCTATCTTTAAGCATAAAATCATTAGTTTGTAATAATGAACTTCTAATTGATTTTGCAATTAATACTTCTGGCTTCGGTGGAATTTCATTTATTTTTTGAAAAAATAAATCTTGTGCTTTTGTTGAAATATCAATTTTTTGCAAAACTGAAATTTGTTCTATTGGTATTATTTTCTTAAAAATATATTTAAATTCTGGAGTCCCCATGATTTTAGATTTTAATTCTTGTAAAATTTCGTCTGTAAACATCATCTTTTCACTTAAAGAAGCATCTTGATTGTTTCTGTCGTCATAAAACACGCTAATTATGGGAAACCAAGATGATCTAAAAAATTGTTTTTTATCTTTAATTTCGTTTGGAACTTCTCCATGAATTATATAGCTTTTATTTTTAATAATAGCATATTCTAAAGAAGTCATATTTAATGTTGGCTGTATAGTATCACTTCCAACATATTTTGAACGAGTTAATCTTCTAGAATTTGTTGTACCATTTTCAAGCAAAACTGAAGTGGATAACTTTATATTAGACAGGCTTTTTTGTTCTGTCTCATATTGTGCATCCGTTTTACCTAAAAAATTACTTTGTCTGCAAACCAATCTCAATCCAAGTTTTACATTTTTTATAAACTTGTTAACAACCCCAAGAATTAAATTATATTGTGTTTCTCCCGAAGTTCCAGAAACCGCTTTTGGAAATATGCTTCTCATGTAAGTTGGATTTATAATTATATTTTTTTCTATATTTTTAGAATTATTTGCATTTATATTTTGTGTTTTAGTTAGAAAAAGACCCAAATTTAAACAGCTATAATAAAAAGTTTCAAAGTTTATATAACCATTGTTTGAAAGAGTAAAAAATTCATTTGAAGATATTTCTTTTATAAATTCATCTTGATCAAAATCAAAAGAAATAAATTTTTCAAAATGAAAACCTCTGTCTAAAAATTCTTTCTTATTGTAAACACTGTCATAATAATCTTTTTCAAAGAAATATCTGTCTGCCTCATTTACAATATTTTTTTGAAAAAGGTTTTTATCATTAGGATTAATTTTGACTTGAAAGCTGTGTTCTTTTGTGAAGAAAGTATTGTTTATGATACCATCAGAATTTAGTTCCACACTTGATATTTTTTTATAACTATTTTGCGTTATAATCGGGCATTCTACAATATTTGTATCATTTTCTCCAAAGACAATATTTTTAAAAGAACTATCTTTCGCCTTTCTCTTAACAATTTCTATATCTTCTAAAATTTTTCGTAATATAAAATTACCTCTTTCGGTATCATCTTTAAGTGAATTTATTTGCCCTTCTTTGATAGAATATTTTTTTTCAAAAAATTTTACGTTTCTCGTATATACATCTAAAATTTTTCTTGGTATATCTCTTTGTTCTAATTGCTTTAAAGTTTCATCAAAGACAAAGTTTTGATTTTCATTAGAACTAATTTCATCAATAAATGGCAAAAAGTTAATAAAATCACTGTACAATACTCTATTAATTTCAGAAATAACTGCAAAATAAAGCAAACCATCTGCAACTCTTATAGATAATTTTTCTGATTCAAATTTCATTATTAATCCTCGTCAAAATATATTAATTCTTTTACATCAATCAGGACTTTTTCGTCATTATAACTTTCTCCTGTAAATTGATTAATTTCGAGAATATATTGGTCTTTTATTTGTATGGTTGCATTAAGGGCAAAAGAATCAAACGGCGATTGCCAATAACTTATTGTATTGTCTTCAAGTTTAAATAATACAGATTGTACATTATCTTTAGAAACTGAATCGGAAATTATAGATTTCATTGAAAGATTTAAGTTAGAAATTGAATTATTAACTAATGCATCGTATTCAGAATTTTTTACAGAAACAAGGTATGGAATATTTATAGAACCATTAACATATTGAAATATTGGTTCAACTGAAGTTGGATTGCCATTAGATTTTTGTTTAAACAATATATTTTTATTTTGAATTGTCAATGTTCCCAAAGGAGAACTATAAAAAACGTCTGTAGATCCAAGATTTGTCTTGGCGTAATTTTTATTAACAAAATTGACAATTTGTATTGCATTCGCAAATAATTCAAATTTATAAGAATCCATGAATGACGCAAATGAATTTGACATGTTTTCAAGCTGTTTATTTATTTTATTTTTAACAATATCGGCAACTGGATAAGTGTGGTTTTCTTCTTTTAAGGAAACATTGTTATAGACGCCATTTTCAGAAATATTTTGTAATTCTTTATACTTTTCTTGTTGTTGTTTCCTTGTATTTTCTATTATTTGATTTGCTTGTTCTTCTGTGAAGCCTTTATTAATCAGTTCTGTTCTTTTATTAGCAACATAATATTCTGAAAAATTAAAACATTTTTCACTATCATCATCAACAGCCGTATTTGAATTTTCTAAATTATCTAAATAATTTTTACAATCAAAATCAAGGTTTTTATCAATAATAGATAAATTAATGAAGAATGATTTTACAGCAAAAACACTAGATAAGGGGATTGAAGAAGCCACGCTTGAATTTAAAATAATTGGCGATTCTGAATATAATTTATAATGACGAACTTTTATAAATTGCAATACTTCTTCAAGAAAATCGCTATCGGCAGAACCATTAAATAATGAACATACTTCTTCGTTTGTAAAAAAATTAAATAAATCATCCAATAAATCATTTATATCCGAATTATCTCCAGATGTAAAAGTGGGTGGTGAAGAATTAATTGGATTAAGGTTTTTGTTGCTATTTTTATCTTTTTTACACGCGCTTACTTCAGATAATAAACTTTTTACTATTTGAATCGCAGCTTCTTTTAAAAGCCTCTCGGCTTCTCTTTCTGCTTGTTGTTGTAAAAGAATCCAAGCATTTCTTCTGGCAGTAGAAAGAAAGTTTCTTCCTTTTTTCTTTAATGCATCTCTAGCGCCGGGATTGTTTTTGTACAACTTGGCTTCTCTTACTAAAAGCGCATATTGTTCTTTTATTATTTGCCTAGCTTGTTTTGATGCTATATATGTTTCTATTAATTTATTTAATTCTTGATTTGAATTATAAAAAGTATCTAAGCACTTAATTAAAGTTGTAGAAACAAAATCTACATCAGTTGCTTTTTCAAAAACTTCTTTGAATACGGCAACAAGTTCTTCTAATATTTTTTTATACACAGAATCATCAAATTTAAATTCGCCCGATATGTCTGGAATTGAAGGAAGAACAATCGCGCCAAATGAAGCTGGAAGGGGGAACCCAGTACATTGAATTGCCTTAACAACATTTGGATCTTTAAGATTGAGAAATTTAACTAAATTTTCTATAAAACTAGTTAATGCCAATAATTCTTCGTTAAGTAAAGGATTGTTCTGTAAATAACATTCTATAGCTTCGTCTACTATATCTTTTAAATCAAATCTATAAAGTATATTTTCATATAGCTGTTTTAAGCTGCGAATATCTTGTAAAATATCTTTTATATTTTGTAATATTGTTTTTTTACTAAAATTATTTTTTTCAATATTTTTTCTTATATTTGAAAAGATAACTACATTCTTAAAATCGTTAACAAATGCTCTCTGAAAATTCATTTGAGCTTGAGTCATAAAAGTATCAAATGGAAACTGTTCATCTTTTTTGAACTTGGTTTTCTCATATACTAATTTTGAAAAAAAGCTTTTTGGCACATAATTTGCTGATGAATTAAAAATATTTTTTGAATTTACAAATAAATAAGCAGAAATATCAGAATCAATATTTAAAGATGATGGTACATATTCTTTACTATCGCTAACTTTAAAATTTACCAAAGTTAGATTTGTTTGACCATCAACATATTTTTCTAAACAAAGATTATAAGCAGCCAAATTTGCATTATTAACTTCTGAATTTGGTGTTGAAGGAGCTAACTCGCATTTATTTCTTTTAAATTGAAAAGTGAATTTTGATTTTGCGTCAATTTTTTGTTCGTTGATTTTGTCAGTAAAATTAGAAATAAACTGATCAATATTATTTAAATAATAATTTATATCATAATTTTCTATTACAAATTTAGAATCTTCTAGAGATTTTAATTTCTTTTCTATTGCACTTCTAAGGCTTTTTACGCTTTTTTGAACATCTTCTAAATTATCAAAAGTTGCTATATCATTGATCGCAAATTCTTTTAGATCTGTGGCTACTGACAAATTTGGGAACTTATCAATGTAATATTTTGGAATTCCCAAAACAACGCTAGGATTACCATCTGCATCTACAGGCAAATAATTATAGAATATAGAAAGCCCATTTTTTAAAGAACTTTTATCAAAAAGAATTTCTCCAATAACAGTTGCTTCAGTGGCTGATGGTTTTCCGAAATTATTTAAAGAATCAAAAAATAATATTATGTTATTTTCAAGTTGTAATAATGTATCAACAAATTGTTTTTCAAAGTTGACATTAACTTTTTCATAAGTTGCCTTACTTTGGTCAGTGATCTGTTCCGATTGTTTTATCCAACTACCTTTTTTATTTAAAGATTTTAAAATATTATCAATTCCATTTTGAATAAAGCCTTGATTCTCAGAAACTTGAAAATAATATAGATACCAATCTTTAAATTTTTCTGGAACTGGAGCTAGAGTGCTTCTCTTATTTAGAATATTTTTATCATTTGGAGCCAACTTTTTAGATAGATCCGAAAATAATCTTGTGTTTATTGTTTCTTTAATAGAAATAAATTCAAACTCTTCTTTTATAGAAACATCTTCATCTTTTGGTTCTAGGCTTATTTTACCGCTAAGTTCAACGTAATAATAAATTCTTCTAAATTTATTCAGATATTCTGGTTTAATGCCCTCTCCCTGAATTTTACTTATAAAATAATTTTCTTTTTGAACAGACGAAATTGATTCAGGGTTAAATCTAGAATTAAGAAATGAATTTAATTTATTTTTTAAATTTATTATTATTGATGGATCGTAAGAATTTATTAAATCTCTTTTATATTCTGGCAAAAAAGATCCATCAACTTCTTCAGCAGCAAAAAATACTTTGTTCTCATTTAAACTAAGAACAATATCTGGGTTTCCAGCTTTTTGAAACGTATTAATTATTTGTTGCTGTATCGCCATATTATTTATAATTCCTAATTTGTTTTATTATACTGAGATAAGATGGATTTGAAATCTTTTGGAAGATTCATATAATTATTTTTGATCGAAACAAGATTATCAGAATTTTGATTATCTTCTGAAGCGTGGGTGGCATTTTCAAAAGGAAAAACAGTTTTCATTAGTGTCGCGGTTACAGATGGAGCTGTGCCCGGTGGCGGATGTATATGCTCTGCGTAATTATTAACGAACACTTCTAAAAAATTCATTACACTATGAACTTGCGTACCAACGTCTGATATCGATTGCGTAATATCTTTTAAACAGCTAACTAAATTATCACCTAAAACCATTGGCTGTAAAAACGAATCGTCATTTCCAGCTATTAATTCTATTCCTTTAACGCCCGATTCTGTACCATTCGAATTTGTTGGATTGGCTCTTGTAACTATTTTAACTCCTTCAACTCCTATTACTCTTATTGAATCGGCTTTTAAAGCTATAGCTGAAGCGCCAATTGAATTACCTATTCCGCCTTTTACTAAAGCAAAGTTTTTATCAACATCAGTTTTTTCACTTATATAGATTCTAGCTGCATCACTAAAAAAATCTGGATTTATATTTATTGCTTTGGCTTTATCATCTTTGGATAAAGTTTTTCCTCTTCCACAAACTATATCTATGGCAGATGAATCTGGAAATCCTTTTCCGCTGTAGCCACTATCTAAAGCCTTATTTCTGTCGCCACCAAGAACAATAGAGGCTTTTCCGTCATTAGAATATATTACATTTTCAACAGGAGCCTTATTAAATGCAATATCCGAATCTTCTTCTAATTTTCTTTCTCCAAATGATGGTGGATATATTGGTGGTGTCGCCATAAAAATATTCCTTAAAAATTTTAAAACGGTTTTGGTGGTGGCGGTGGTGGAATGTTGCCTTCCTTTTTTCTTTTTAAATATTCACTTAACACTGATTTGCTTTTATTTGCTCTAGTTTTTATGGTAGCATTTTTTGCTGCCTGAAATTCTTCTTGAGTGGACGGAGGTTTTGGCGGCTTCAATCTTGCTCTAAACCTATCATATGTTTTTTTATTAGTGGTTGCTGGGGCTTCAAATCTAAGCAACACTTGCGTACTAGCTCCTTCTACTGTTTTTGTTTGTCTTAAGCCTTTTAACATATAATTTTCAAATCTGTTTTTTACTTCCCAAACTAAAAATGCAAAATTCATTTCATTAGTTGCGCTTTCTTTTGTTATATCAAACCCATTAAAATTATCTTTGACATAATTTATGAAATTGTCTTTTCGTCCTCTAGTCGTCCATTGCGCCCAACCATATCCTCCAAATCTTTTCATTGGCAATAAAATTCCAAAACGACCTTCAACTATACCCGGATTAAAGCCGCCTTCCGATAAAAGATTTCCAACAATTCCAGCAGCTTGAAAATCTTTAAGTTTTAAATCGCGAATTAATCCGTCTATGACCCAGAATTTTGTATTAGGATCTGGTATATATGGTTTTGGATATCCGGGTGGGTCAGGATCATTTAAAGATGCTTTTTTGCCACCACCTTTTTTTGTTGTTTTGCCAGTGCTACCCTCGCCGCCTCCACCGACTTTTCCTGATTCTTTGGCTGGAGTAACTTGTGGCGTCGAAGGACCAGCTTGTGGTTCTGGTGGACCAATAATCTTGGTTGTTTGTTGCACATCAATTAATTTCGGAGGCATCGCAGGCAAAGTTATATCTTTAATCGCAGTTGCACGATCACCTATTTGTGGTTTTAAAGTAATTTTATTTTCATCATATATAACTTTATTACCGCCAATACCAATTGCCGCGCAGGCAACAGCCATATTATAGGTATTTTTTTCAGAACCATCGCCTTTTGATAAATTTAAAATATTGGTTCCAGCAGGCGGCAATTCTGAATTATGCCCTGAATGGAATTCTATAACTTTTTTATACTTTGATGAAACATCGGTTTCTGGCGAAACATGATTGTCGGAAGTTAAAAATGGCATAGCCTTTGGATCTATATCAATCGGGTCAATGGCTACAAGATTATCAGTTGCAATAGAAATAGTTTGTTTTGCCGCTGGCATCGTTGGCGCAAAATTTTGTGCATTACCAGCAGCCGCTGCTTGCCTGTATCTTGTCGATCCACGATCCGCAGAAAACGTCTTAGACATTCATTACAAATCCTTCTGTTCCTTGATCATATCATAGAGGCTATTCTTATCAATTTTGTCTTCTTTAGATTCTTTCTTCTCCAAAAGGGTTATGATCTTTACAAGTTGTTCATTTGAGCGCTGAAGCGTTTCAACATATTTGGCAGCAGTTTGACCAGCCATAGCATGACTCGTTTTATTGTTTAATATGTCATCTCTTAATTCATACAACAGGTCTGAAGTTACTTCACGATCTGTGCGAAGATTTGTTAAGGCTTCCTCTAATAAAGCATTTTTATCTTTCATACTCTATCTTCCCAACCCTGTTTAAACTCAATATATTTTATTCTAATTTTATTTAAGCTTGAGGTAATCTGCTTAGAGTTTAAACCAGTAATTTCTCTCATATAAATATAAATAGCCTTCTTGTTAAAAATTTCAATATTATCTTTGTTGTGAAGTATTTGTTTTACAGATTCAAGGATCTTCAGGTCTTGTTCTTTTAATGAACTGCCCCAAGTATCAATATCTTTTAATAGATCATTCCAAAATTGTTCCTGCTCTTGTCTTTCATGAAAATCATTCACAACCATGTGCTGCTTTTCAACTTCAACAGCAGAATCTTCAAAAGATATTTCACTAGTCAAATTCTTATTATTGCTTTTAACTTTGTGAATAAACCAATTCTTTGTGATAACTGAGAAATAAGAAAACGCTTTGTATCCTTTGCTTGGATCATACTTTTCTAGAATTGTTGTTAACCAAAACTTACACTCTTCTCTCAAACTATCAATATTTGGGAGATTTGTGAACTTATAAGTATAAATAATTTTATCCACCATCTCATTAAAAGCTGGAGCTATATATGTTTCATATAGCAATTCCTTTTCTCTTTTATTTGTGGTGGAGCAGTATTCTATTACTGCTTTTTCGTGTTCTGATGAAAAATAATATTTGTTTGACATTCTATTTGTTGTCTCCCTTTTCCTCGGGGATCTCAACTAAAAATGCATCATTAAATTCTTTTATATCATTAATTATTTCTTTTGTGTGTTTTAACAAACTTTCCAAAGTTGAATCGCCATAAAATGTTGGAGCTTGATAAGTTTGTTGCAAGTGCATTGAATACACCTCCAACAATCCTTTTAAGTCATCAATATTTTCTGCAAATTGTCGTGATTTATTTAAAAGGTGTTTGCAATATCTGTATAAAACTATTGATATACCTAATAATAAGGCGACTAACGCCCCTAAAAATCCTTCCATTATTCACCCCGAAGAGTTTCTTTATACTCTTTTAGTTCTTTTTTTGCATCCTCAATGAACTGACGAGTCTTTTCGCCAGTTTTTTGATTGTGTTTATATTCCATAACTTCAGTTAATTTATTTATTGTTGTCGTATAGTTATAAACTTTTTTAAAATTGTTTTGTTCGCAAAATGGGCAAACACTTGGCGACTCATCGTATCCATGATATTCAGTCCATTCTTTACTGCAAGATTTACATTCATATTGATAACTTGGCATTTTTATTCTACCACAAAATCTTGTTGAGCCACCATTTTAAAGTGTGGTGGATTTTTAACAAATAGTTCATCATCTGTTACGTAAAAATCTAAATCTTTTAGTAGTGGCATAATATCTGTTTCTTCTGCAATACATTTTTGTAAACACATTAAAAGTGCGGCTGCTGCCTGATCTGAAAATTTCATTTTAATCTCCTTTTTGTATTCTGTAGCTATCATCTTCAAAATGTTGTGTTGAGAATTCAAACAATTCTGTATCTTCTATGGCTATCATTTGGTGTCTTAAACCAGTTGGTACATGAAAAGAGTCGCCGGGATAAAGTACAGTGCTGTCTGACTTTTCCAAGTCGTCTTCGAATGAAAATTTTACAAGAATCTTTCCAGATTGAATATAAAATACTTCATCCTTTATCTTGTGATAATGCCAAGAACATTTTTTATTTTTTTTAAAAACTAAAATCTTACCACAATATTCTTTTTTATTTACAATCCACTTTTCATATCCCCATCCTTTATGATGGATTTCTGGTACTTGAAAAAAATTGCCCATCTTTAACTCCTTTATCGTCCACATAAAAATCCGCAGAGGGTTTTCCTAAAATTAACTCATGATATTTTAAATCCCATGATTTTAATTGATTCTGCGTAAAAGAATAATATTTATTAATTGCATAAAGTTGGTTATTTTTACTTGAACCCATGCCTCTGGCAGTGAACATAATTATATGATGACCCTGTTCATATAGTTCATTTATTTTTGAGATTCTTTCACGATAAGGCGAAGCTTGTTCATAATTTCCATATGTATTATTACATATAGTCCCATCTATATCAAAAACATATGTCGTTTTTACCATCTAAATTTTTCCTTATAATAAAAAACAATTTTTTCTATTTCTTCATCAAAAATTTTATTAGGCTTCCATCCTAATTTTCTAATTTTTTCATCATTCAAAGAATATCTAATATCCTGTCCTTTTCTTACATATGAAAGATCCACATATTTTTCAAATTCTTTGTCAGTTCCATAAAAATGTTTTATAATTTTTTTGATTGTTGTTTTATTATCTTGTTCTAAATCTCCAGAAATATTATATATTTCATTTTTAACATCAGATTCAATTATTTTTATGACAGCGTTTGATGTATCTTCAGAATGTAACCAAACACGAACTGGAGTGCCTTTTTCATGAAGCCTCATTTTTTTTCCTCTCGTGAATAGTTTAATGGTGAGAGGAATTAATTTTTCTGGATACTGACCTATTCCGTAATTATTTGTTGGTCTTATTATTATATAATTTATACTATGTGTTCTTGACCATCCAAGAACTAACATATCTGCTGCTGCTTTAGAAGCCGAATATGGATTACTAGGTTTCAAAATATCACTCTCGGTGTGAGAGCCACTTTTTATGTCTCCATATACTTCGTCTGTGCTAAATTGTATAAATATGGGTCTTTCGGCTACATTTTCTGATTTATTTTTAATTAAATTTAGAAGATTTTGTACGCCTAAAATGTTTGTGTTAATAAAATCATTACTGTTTATTATACTATTTTCTACATGCGATTCGGCAGCTAAATTAATAACATAATCACAATCTGGCAAAAATTTTAACTTACTTATATCTTCTTTTATAAAAGAAAAATTTTTATTTTTATTAAATTCTTCTAAAAATTCAATATTCGCAGCATAAGTCTGGTCATCAATCCCGAGGACTTTCCATCCTTTTTCGAGGCATTTTCTTGTTAAATAAGAGCCTATTAAACCCAAACATCCTGTAATAACAACTAATTTCATAATTAACCTATCTTTTCTAAAATATTTGTTGTTGATATTCCATCTATATAATCAAAAATTCGAACTTCAGCTAAATCATTACCAATTACTTTTTCTATTTTATAATCTCCACCTTTTATAATTATATCTGGTTTTATTAATTTTATTAAGTCATAAGGGGTATCTTCATTAAAAATTACTACCTCATCCACATATTTTATTGATTTTAAAATGTTCAATCTGTCTTGTTGATTATTTATTGGTCTTTTATCGCCCTTAAGTCTTTTAACGCTTTCATCGCTATTAAGACCAACTATTACAAAATCGCCCTGTTGTTTGCAAAATTCTAAAAGTTTTATATGACCAATATGTAGTATATCAAAACAACCATTAGTAAAAACTGTTTTACCTCTACAGCAATTAATTTTCATATTGTTACTACTCCTTGTTTTTGAACAACAATTGTAGCACATTTATTTGCAAATTCAATAGCTTTATCTATATCATTACTTTTACAATATTCTATAGATAAAGCAGCCAAAAAAGTATCTCCAGCGCCAGATGTATCTTTAATTTCTACTTTCTCAACTGGATATGTTTTTTCTCTATACACGCACCCATATGGTCCTTTGGTTACTATGAGATTACAGTTATTTAATTTCAAATATTCTAATGAATTCTTATATTCAACATTATTAACTTTTATAAAAGTAAAATTTTTACTCCATTCTGAAATTTTTCTCTTCGTATCTATGAAAGTACATTTATGTTTTTTGGAAATCATTTCTAATATTTCATTAGACAAAAATCCTTTATTATAATCAGATATAACAACTGCTTCATAATCTTGAAAATTTATATTTTTAATATCTTCTAATGTTAATTTGCCGTAGTTATCATCATTTTCGTCTAGACGTAAAAACATATGATTTGATTTTTCTTCTACATATCTTGTCTTTTTAATATCATGCCAGTTTTTATTTGTTACTATATCTACAATTATATTAGTAGATATTTTTTTCATGTTTAATTCAACATTTTTAGCCATGCCACCATTTTTTACAATTTTAGTTGATTTAAAGACTGGAACTGGTGCATCTGGGCATAATCTATCACAAGTGCCATAGTGATATATATCTGAACAGCTTTCGCCAATTATCAAAATTTTCATTTTAGATCCTTAAAAAATTTATTTTATTTTCTTGTATTATTATAGTTCTCAACAAACCAATTATACGATCTTTCAAGAGATTCTTCAAGATTTGTAAATCTAAAATTTGGCAAAGTAGCATAAAATAATTCTTTATTTGATTTTCTTCTTTTTTGCCCATTAGGTTTAGAAGTATCCCACAATACTTTGTGATAATCCGCAACTTCACATAGCTTATCAACCATTTCTTTTATTGAATGTTCATTATCGCCAGATACAATAAGTTTTTTTGGCATCTGTTGTTCAGAAGATAAAAGTTTTAAACAAACCAACGCTAAATCTTTAGAGTAAATAAACTCTCTAATTGATGAACCATCCCCCCAGCAAATTAATTCTTTATTTTCTTTTTTGGCTAAATAAAGCTTATGAATAAGGCTAGGAATGACATGACCATCTTCAAGGTTATAATTGTCATTTTCGCCAAATATGTTGCTTGGAATTACTGAACAGTAATTTAAATCACCATATTGTTTAGTATATGCCAGTATTTGAACGTCTGCCATTCTTTTAGCATATGCATATGCAAAATGAGCATCAAATGGTGGAGAATTATGCATAATATCTTCAGATAGATATTCTGAATCCGCTGGGAATACACAAGCTGATGAAAAAACAATTAATTTTTGTACATTATTCAAAAAAGAACTATGTATTATATTTGTATTCATGAGAATGTTATCTCTAAACTGTTGAGCTGGCGTATTTAAGTTTCTTCCAATCCCGCCAACTCTTGCAGCGGCATGAATAACATAATCTGGCTTTATTTTATCAAATAATTTTGAAACTTCTTCTTCTTTTGTTAAATCAGCGTCTTCTCTACCAACGTAAAAAAACAAAAAATCATTAAATTCAGAACTCAAAGACACATTTTTAATAGCGTTTCCAACCAAGCCATGCCCGCCAGTAACTAATATTTTTTTCATTTATTTCTCCTTATTTAATTGCTTCTATGTTTAAGCTCATTAACGAACCATTATTTTTATCCATATGTGGCAAATATGATTGGCTATAATCATCAACATAAAAATGCTCTGTTTTTTTCCAGTCATATTTTTTTACTTCTTTAAAACCAATTTCTAATAAATCTCTTTTTAGGGAGGCAAAATCCCAGCAATTGTAATGAAAATCAAAATCATATTTTTGACCACCATATAATAAATGGATTATCTCATCTAAATTAGAAGTTTGTAAGTATCTTTTACATGCAGATTCAAAATCTGGAACTGCTATTCTTAAAACACCGCCTATTTTAAGAGCTTTATACCAATCTTCAACTACTTGTTTCCAAGTTATATTTTGAAAACAATTTGGTTTAAAAGGAAAATGTTCCAAAACATGACAAGCATAAATTAATTCAATATTACTGTATTTTTCACTAATTTTTCTAATATCACAAACAATATCAGGATCACATTCTGACCTTGCATCAATATTTATAAAACCATGTATTTTTCTATTTCCACATCCTAAATTTAATTTCATTTTATCCGAATCTCCTTCGCCAAATTGTTGGACTTTTATTCCAATTAAAATAATCTATTTTTATAGGTCTTTCTAAATAAGAATTAGGTTCTTTATATATTTGTTGAAATAAGGCCAAATCATTTTGTTCGTATGCCTGCTGAACCGGGATATGATCGCCTTGATTTGGATTCCAATCATGATTGCAGACATACATATCAGATTCATATATTTTACCACCATCATTTTGTAATCTAAAAGATAAATCATGAGTATTCATATTTAAATGCTCAAATCTGCAATCCCATCCTCCAAGTTCTCTAAAATATTCCAGCTTAAACATACCAACCATTAAAATTTTATAATGCTCTGGAACTACTCTTAGGGTTGGATGATGATGAGCCATCCAATAATCATGATGCATTGGTGATCCTTGATAATTTCTGCCTTCTGTGTATCTAAGCGCAATAGCATCTTTATACCCCAAAAGTTCGTGTTTTTCTATACATGCTGCGATAGAATTATTTGTAAAAATCCCATCATCAGAACCCCACATCATTAATTCTCCTTCTGCTATAGAAGCTGCTATCAACCCACATCTAGATGGAGAACCATAATCTTTTATATATTTAAAATTTGTTTTGTCATTAAAAAAAGGAGGTGGGTCATTTGGTCCAACCATAATTAATTGCCAAGAATGTTCTCCTACAGAAGACACAATAGATTGATAAAAATTCTCCCATAAATGAGTTCTGATAGCTGGTAGACATATTGATAGTTTATAATTATGCATATTATCCTCTTTTAAATCTTCTTTCCCAAATTTGGGGAAATTTTTTCCATTGTTCTTTTTCGATAGTTATCTCCAC